GCTTCACTTCGACGCTTCGGCCAGCAGAAACCGATCGTTATCGACGCGTCGAAGGTGGTTCGAGCCGGAAGCGGAACGCTAGAAGCAGCGAAGCGGCTAGGATGGGATTGGATCGAATGCGTCGAGACCGATCTAAAGGGCTCTGACGCTATCGCCTACGCTATCGCAGACAACCGGACGGCAGAGTTAGCCGAGTGGGATTCGGATGTCCTAGCGGCTCAATTGAGCGGCTTGCTGACCGACGATGAGGCACTAGCAAACGCGGCGGGTTTTTCGACAGAGGAAATCGAGGCGATGTTATCGCAGTTTGACATCGAAGAAATCGCACCCCCTGAACTAGCCGACGGGGACCGGGAGCCGTTTCGCCAAATGACATTTACCGTTCACGATTCCCAATTTGAGGAAATTGAAGCGGCGATAAAAAGAGCCAAGAGCAAAGGCGGCGGTGATTCGGCAGTAAATGAAAACAGCAACGGCAACGCCCTAGCGTTTATCTGCGAGGCTTTTCGTGGGTGACGCCAAACGATTGATCGTAAAGCCGATATCCGCAAGCGATGCGAGCAAGATCGTTAAGGCTTTGCATTACAGCGGCAAAGTTGACCCGAGAAGTCAGCTTCACCTAGGAGTCTTTTTGGATGGCAAGTGCGGCGGGGCGATGCAGTTCGGCCCAAGCCTTCAAAAAAGCAGCATGATAGGGCTTGTTGATGGCACTCGATGGAACGAATTTATCGAACTGAATCGGATGGCCTTTGCGGATTGGCTACCGCGAAACGGCGAATCTAGGGCAATCGCCTACGCCTTTCGATGGATGCGAAAGCAGTATCCCCATATCAAATGGTGCGTATCCTTTGCCGATGGTACGCAATGCGGGGACGGAGCAATCTACCGGGCTAGCGGTTTCGTGCTCACAGCCATAAAGCAGAACTCTAGCATGTGGATGCTTAAAACCGGCGAGGTGATTTGCGACGTAGTGACCAGAATGAAGGGCAGCAATGGAGTGCGCGAAAGAATTGGCTTTAAGGTTGGTCAGTCATGGTCTAGCTACGCAAAGCAGAGCGGCGCAGTTAAGCTTCCCGGTTTTCAGCTTCGCTACATCTATTTCATCGACCCTACTTGCAAGGAGCGGCTAACCGTACCGATCCTGCCGTTCAGCGAAATTGACCGGCGAGGGGCCGGAATGTATAAAGGGAAACCTCGCGTTACAAGTGCTGACAGCGGCACGCTCGGCAATCCAGCCGAGAAGGGGCGGTGCGATTCCGACCGTAACGCTTTTGAAGCGGAGGCCAGCCAATGACCAAGGGACGCAAGAAAACCGCTCCAGAAATCCTCAAGCTAAGCGGCAGCTACATCAAGAACCCGCAGCGGGAAAACAAAGCGGCTCCAAAGGCTGACGGGGAAGAGCCTGAAATGCCGGACTATTTCAGCGAGGATGAAAAGTTCAAATGGGGCCAGCTACTTGAGGACATGAAGCGAAATGGGATTTGCTCAAGCGATCTTCGGGAAATTATGATTGCCTACTGCACAGCCTATGGCGGTTGGATGCTGGCACGAAAGGCGGTTTTGAAAACCGGGATTGTTTTGGTGCAAAAGACCGATGACGGGATCGACGCTAAGCGAAATCCTTTTTCGGTCGAATTGCATAAGTACCGGGAGGAAATGAATCGGCTCTTGCCGGAGCTTGGTTTGACTCCATCGGCTAGGGCTCGAATGGTTGCGACACTTCCACCAGAAGAGGACGAATTCGCCGAGTGGCTAAAGAGGGCTCCAGGTTGATAGCAAGCGGTATTTCGCTACGGGTCGAGGATTATTGTCAAGCTATCGAGGATGGCTCGATACCTTCGTGCAATCGCGTTAAGGATGCAGTCCTACGCTTTCGGCTCGATATGCAGCGGCAATCTACGCCGGATTTCCCGTATTACTTCGATGCGGCCAAAGCGGCTAGCGTCTGCGAGTTCTTCCCCCTCGTCCTCCGTCATTCCGTCGGCGAATTCGCGGGTAAGCCTCTAATCCTTGAGGACTGGCAGCTATTCGGGCTATGGAACATTTTCGGATGGAAACGCGACGAGGACGGATCCAGACGGTTTCGCAAAGTCTACTGGTCGATGGGCCGGAAGAACGGCAAGAGTACTCTCATCGCGGGCGTTTGTCACTTCTGCGCCATGGCCGACATTGACCCGAAGACCCGCAAGCCCGAAGCGGTAGGGCAGATCCTATTGACGGCAACAAAGAAAGAGCAGGCCAACGTCGTCTATTCCGAGTGCGAACGGATGGTCAGCCAATCGCAACCGCTGACTAAATACACAGACATCAAGAACGAAACGATTACGTTCAAGCACAATCAATCTTACATTCGCAAGGTGTCGAGCGAAAAGCCGTTCGACGGATTGAATCCGCATGTTGTCGTTATGGATGAGCTGCACCAGTGGAGCCACTATCATCGAAAATTCTACGATACGATGGTGACGGGTTCGGCGTCTAGGTCGCAACCATTGCACCTGATTATTACCACGGCAGGCGATGATAGTTCCGATCTGTGGAAAGAGGATTACAACTACGCGGTTAATGTCGTCTCGGGGATCCACAGCGACAATACGCTATTCGCTCTGATCTACGAGCTAGACGATAAAGACGACCCAGGCGATGAGGCGAACTGGAAAAAGAGCAATCCTAATCTCGGCGTTTCGGTAAAGGCTGATTACCTTAGGGAGCGTTGGAACGAATCCAAAGCGACGGCGATAGGCATCAATCGATTCAAGCGGTTTCACGGAAATACCTTAGTATCCTCGACCGAAAAAGCCTTCGATCTAAACGACTTCGATAATTGCGTTGGGGCTCATAGCGACTGGAACGGGGCCGACGCTTTTGGCTCAGGGGTCGACCTTGGAGCACGCGACGACTTAGCGGCGTATGCTCTTTGTGCCAGATTCCCGATCGATACCGACGCCAAAGGCAAAACGGTTTTTCGCTACGAGATTAAAACGCGGGCGTTCATTGCGGCAGACTCAAAGCGGGATTTGACGGCCATGCCGTTCTCTGAGTTTGTCCACACCGAAGAATTGTTCAAATGCACATATCCGATTGAGGATTTAACCGAATCGCTTATCGAAGAAATCGAGCTATACGGCATCGAGCAAGTAGCCTATGACCCGTACAACGGGCAGCAACTAGGCGAAAAGATAGGCAAGGCTGGAGCGACGGCGGCTAGGATGGCACAGAACCAAGCCAACTTCAATGAAGCTATTCGCGACTTCATTCAGCTAATGAGGGATGGGCGGCTTGTGTTCCTAGAGTCCAAATTGCTGCGATGGTGTGCGAATAATGCGATGATATGCAAGGATCGCCAAGATCGGTGGATGTTCGATAAGGCCAAAAGCAAAGACAAGATCGACCCAATTGTTGCGGCGGTTATGGCTTACAGGATTGCTAGTTTGCAGCCTGAGCGTTCTTCGGGTAAGCTTTACGTCACTTAAAGGGGGCTCGGATGAGTTTATTTAGCGTATTTGCTCGATGGATGGGGCTAGACGAAGACTCGTATTTGAGCGGGCGTAGGGTCGGCGTGAATGAGGCTCTAGGAGTCCCTCCGGCTTGGTACGCGCACAACAAGCTTACTGGAGACTTCGGCAGGATCCCTGTTGACGTTAAGCGGGTGGTTGGACAGGGTTCGATCAACGATACTTTGCATGTTGGCTATCAGTTACTCAGGGAGCAACCGAACAAGATCCAGGCTCCATCGACCTTCAAAGAGCAATTCTTGTCCCATGCTATTCTCAAGGGTAATGGCAGGGCGGCTATCATTCGCAACGCTCGAACGATTACCGAGCTAATCCCCATGATGCCCGATGCAACTTGGACGATCATCCACGAGGGCGAAAAGTACCATATCACCAAGCCGGACAATCAGAGCAAGAAGAATCTTTTCGACGCTTACGATGCCGACGCCAACGGTTACCTAGTTTTTCCCGACGAGGACGTTTTGCACGTTCCAGGTTTTTCCTTCGATGGCGTCGAGGGTATCGGGCTACTCGATGTTGCAAACAAGACCTTCGCGACTGGCAGCGAGGAAGTGAACTTCAAGCTAAACCAACTCAGGCGAGGGTTTCGCGGAAAGCTGTTTCTTGAGGCGCCAACGGGTGCGTTACGCAAGCCCGAAGACGCCAAGGAGTTTATTGACGAGTTCAACAAGACCGAAGCGGGCAGCGACAACGCGGCCAAGGCGGGACTCTTGCGTGAAGGCATCAAGGCTAACGCAGTCTCGATGAATAACAATGACGCCCAATTCGCAGCCTTGCAGAAGCTAACCCGGCAGGAGGTTGGTATGCTCTTTGGCCTTGAGGCGATGCCAGGGGATGGCGAATCGAGTAGTTACAGCACTAGAGAGCAAAGCCAGCTAGCTTACCTTCAATGCTTGGATCACTGGTTGGTTAAGTTCGAGGAGCAGTGCGATATGAAGCTCCGAACGCGACGCGAAAAGAGCTCGAGGGAAGTCTATTTCAAATGCAACCCGGCAGCGTTGTATCGGACTGACCTAGCAACGACGATGGAATCATTCTCCAAGGCGATTGCGTCTCGGATAATGAACCCGAACGAATGCAGAGCCAAACTCGACCTAAACCCCTACGTCGGCGGCGATGAGTTCATCAACCCGGCGATCAGCACAGCGACCGGGGAGCAATCGCCAGACGAGGCAGAGGACACGCCAGAGGATGACCAAGAGGACTCGCAAGAGGACAGCCAAGAGCAAGCCAGAAACGATCGAGCCGTGGAGCAAATGTTGCGGGGTCTTATCAAGACCGAAGGCAACAACGCTATCAACGCATCGAAAAAGGCCCAGTTTGTCGCTTGGATCGGCAAAAAGTACCCGCAATGGGAAAACAAGCTGGCCGACAAGATCGAAGCGATCGGGCTCGACCGTGACCTAGCAAGACTCCATTGCGAGAAATCGACGCAGATTCTAGCGACTTTGGCGGCTCAATATGGTGGCGAATCGCTACAGAAAGCCGTCGAAAACGAGGTTAAAACGTGGGAAAACAGGCTATTTGAACTGAAAGGCGCGAAATAATGATCGAGATCAAAGCAGAAACCAACGAAATCCTTTTAAGCGGTATCGTTGGCGATGGATGGGATGAATTTCCGATCACGCAAAAGGGCGTCGTTGATGCGTTGCGTTCTTTCGGATCCAGTTCGGTGACGATCAGGATCAATAGTCCAGGCGGCGCGGCCGATGAGGGGATCGGCATTTACAACGCACTTCGATCACACGGCGGGGAGGTTACAACGATCAACGACAGCCTAGCAGCGTCGGCGGCTAGTGTGATTTTCTTGGCTGGCAAGAATCGCCTCATGGCCGACGGATCGCGGATTATGATCCATCGAGCAATGGCCTTTGCGATGGGCAATCAAGACGAATTGGGCAAGGTGATTTCGGCATTGAAAAGCTACGACGCGTCGCTGGTTGACATTTACCGGCAATTCATCGGTAAGGATCCTTCGGAAATCGAGTCGCTTATGGCGGCAGAGACTTGGTACAACGTCGACGACGCTATAGCCTCTGGCCTTGCCACTGGGCGCGTTGAGAATGGCAAGAAGTACAAGAAGCCAAAGAACGCTTTCGAGTCGGCAGCGACGATGCTGGCACGCCAGAAGATGGCCCAGTTCTCAAAACACTTGACAAGCCCGGGCCAGTAGCCTAGATTTATTGCGTCGGCCAGAAGTGCCAACAACTCTGCAACTTATTAGCGGCAGTGACACACGGTTAAAAACAGTTTGTTTTCCCGTGGCAGTCATGCCGCTATCTTGGTTTAAAGACTGCCACCCAACCCAATAAGGGCAGTCCAAATGAAGAGCGCGAAAGTACTCGCAGACGAAATCCAAGCCTTGCAAGCCAAGGTTCAAGCGATTCAAGCAATCGCAACCCAAGAGGCTCGCGAATTGCTCGAAGATGAGCAGTCCGAGATTGATACCATCCTCGGGACCGAAGGCAAGCCGGGCCAGATCGAGAATCTTGCCAAGCAACGCGAACGGGCGATGAAAATCGAGCAAGCCGTCTCCAACACGGTGCGCCAACACGTTGACAGCCAGCCTCTTGCAGGGGCTGCTTTCCGAGTCCCGGCAACGGCTCGGGCAACCAAGCCCCTGGCGGTGTTCACCGGGCCAGATGGCGAAGCCGAAGCCTTCCGCGTCGGCAAGTTCTTCCAGGCCCATTTCGGCAGCGAATCGGCTCGGCAATGGTGCAAGGATCACGGCGTACGAAACACGCTCCAAACCAACGACCCAACCGGGGCCGGTGTTTTGGTCCCCCCTGAGTTTGTCGCTGGCGTCATTCGGCTGGTTGTCCAGTACGGCGTCATTCCGCGCTACGCCTTCGTTCGCAACATGGTTTCGGACACCCTGACGACTTCGCGACGCTTGACCGGGATGGTTGCTTATCCTGTTGGCGAAACCAAGGAATTTACCCAATCCCAAGCGACCTACGGGCCGTTAAACCTCGTCGCTCGCAAGTGGGGAACGCTTACCAAGGTCTCCAGCGAATTGAGCGAAGAATCGACAATCTCGATGGCCGAAGAGATCGCAACCGAAGCGGCTTTGGCTCACGCCTTGGCAGCCGACGAAGCTGGTTTCCTTGGCGATGGAACCGGGGCTTATCATGGCGTCGTTGGCCTTGCCAATGCACTGGCAGCAGGATCGGTTGTTACGGCAGCAACCGGACAAAACACGGCGGCAACGATCACGATTGCGATGTTCCAAGAAGCTCTTGGCAAACTCCCGGCCTTTCCTGGGATCAATCCGGTCTGGTTTGTGTCAAAGCCTGTTTGGTCAAACGTCATGGGTCGCCTTCAATTGGCCCTCGGCGGTAACAACAAGGAAGACCTCGGGCAAGGGCCGGTAACTCAGTTCCTCGGCTATCCAGTGGTATTCTCTGAGGTCTTGCCAAAGACCATCGGGGCATCGACCAAGTTTGGCTACTTCGGGGATCTGCGAATGGCCTCCACTCTCGGATTGCGTCGCAATTTCGAGCTGGTCGGCGACGTTTCGCGGTACTTCGAGACCGACGAAATTGGCTTCCGCTCTACCATGCGATGGGATTACAACGTCCACGAGCGCGGCGATGCAAGCAACCCAGGGCCAATCCTCCAATTGGTTTCGGCCTCCTAACCCAACCCAACAAAAGAAAGTAGGTGACTTGTGAATCCTTTGCATTATGTGAAATGTGTTCCGGCAATCAAGCCAGCGGCAATCGTCGACAACGCGACGGTGACGGCTGACGTTATTGACTGCCGAGGTTTCGACTTCGCTTTGATCGTACTCCAACTCGGAGCAACCGACATTGCGATGACAGCGTTGAAGCTCCAGCAAAGCTCCACCAGTGGCGGCGTTTATGCCGACATTACGGGCGCGACCTTCGCGGCTGGAACGGGCTACAACGGGGCTACGCTTGCCTTGCCAAGTGCGACCGACGACGGACAGACTTGTGCTTTCATGGTCGACATGAGGGGCCGGGAGCCGTTCTTGAAGGTTGTCGCGACCTTTGGCGATGGCTCTAACGGTGGTTTCATCGCGGGCGTCGCTGTCCTCGGTTACGGCAAATTGCCTCCGACGACCTCGGCGGGTGTTGCCGATGGCGATGTTTGCTTGGTGATCTAGTGATCGTCGAGCTGTTGACAATGTGGAGAGGCTTTCCGGCTGGTTCAAGGCTGGAAAGTCTCTCCGATGGCGTGGCGTTGATTTTGATTCAAAGGGGTGTTGCAAGTGCGATTGAAACCCGAAGTAGTGACGAAGCCAACAGCCGAGCCGGTGACGCTCAGCGAGGTCAAGAAGCAACTCGAAATCGCAAGCAGCGACACAAGCCATGACACGCACTTAACCGCTTTGATTGGGGCGGCTAGAGAGCAATGGGAACACGATACCGACAGCGTGACATGCTTTCAAACCTTGCGAGTCCGATTGCCTTTCTGGACCGATGGGCTGAAGCTACCGAGAAGCCCGATTCACTCGATAACCTCGATTCAATATTACGATGGGCTTAACACGCTCCAGACGCTAGCGGCCAATCAGTACCAGCTACACGTTGATGAAATCCGGCTGGCTTACCTAGTGACGCTACCGGCGACCGTATCGCGTTGGGATGCTTGGACCGTAACGTACAAGGCTGGACACTCGCAGGACGGCCAAAGCGTACCAGAGGCGGCTAGGGCGGCTATCTTGATGCTTGCGGCTCACTACTTTGAAAATCGAGACATGCTTATGTCCGACGCGATGCAAACCATGCGACCTTACGAAATGCTTGTTCGGCGATTTATGCGGAGTAGCTACCCATGAGGCCCAAGAACCAACGTACCGGGGCCCTCCGGCATCGATGCACAATTCAACAACCGACAGAAACGGTTGACGCAGCGGGCCAGCCTATCGTTTCTTGGACGGCTTACGTGGTCGATGAGCCTTGCAAATTTGAGCCAACGGCTGGAATCGAATCGATGAGGGGCCGACAACTTGAAGCCGGAACAAGGGCTGTTTTTCGAGTCCGATACCGATCAGGCTACACGGTTCAAATGCGGGTTGTTTACCAGGGCGAAACCTACGGAATCACGGCGGTAAACATGGTCGACGGCTTGCGAAACTA